TATTCGCTACAGCAGTAGAAGAGTGTTCATTCGCTACAGCAGTAGAATAGCTTCCATTCGCTACAGCAGTAGAATAGCTTTCATTCGCTACAGCAGTAGAAGAGTGTTCATTTATTTTTCTATTAAAATAATTCATTAAAACAGAAATATCAAAGTTCCATTTCAATGAAAAATCTAAATTGACTTCTACTAACTTTTTAACATTCAATAATCAGAATCAATTATATATATCTCAATCTTTATCTTTGATTTTATCAATATGTTTTTCTGAGATATATTTTCAGTCAAAAATATATTTTTCATCAATTGATAAATCTGTATCAATTTTTTCTAGTTTATGAAATCATATATTTTTCATTTCATTTTCTCAAATTGAAAATCACATTTCTTCAAGAAACTTAATACAATACGCAAAGTATTTATTGTCTACAGTTTGATTTCATTTTCATTTTACTTGATTGTTTTCTTCAATAGTACAATGAGGGAGGTTATTTGAATCTCGAAGAGAATAAATAGAAACATCTCTCCCATAGTAACTAGCTACACAATGACTCATTAGTTTTCATTCTCTTTGATATGAACTTTCTGAAATCAGTTTTATAAATTTAAAACCATCTCAGAAGTCTTTTATGATTTTATAATCCACTCATTCCACTTCATTATTTTTTGAACTTGCTTGCTCGCTGATTTTTTTATGCCACGCAATTGATTTTTCAAGTATTGTTTTGATTCAAATTTTTTCGTATTTCTTTTTGCAAGAAAAAACAAAATCTAGTATCTGCTCTATTTCGTCTTGCATTAATATATTTTCTTGATAATTGTTTTCTAGAAAATACAGTCCAAATTCGTTAGATTCTTGAAATTGATTTACATACTGAATAAAATCTTGTTTTGTTTTCATTTTACTTACTTAAATTATAAACTCTCTCCCATACAGGAGTACAAACCTCTACGACTTCCTTGCTTTGATTGTAAGGCGTCCAGAAGATATTCTCGCAATAGTTATCTACTGTTTTTTGTCCGAAGATAAGGACAAGTGCTATATATGTTTCCATAGTTGTATTTTTATATTATAAGACCTTTTTTACTTGCTACCTCTCTTTGTTTATCAGCTGGAATAGCTCTAAGTTGTTCTATCTTTTCTTTAAAACTGGAAGTGATAGGTGCTTCCTCTCATTCTAATCTTTTTGGCATTTATCTATTTTACTAAATATTTCGTGTGATTCTTTCATTATTTCGTGAAAGTTCTTATTCGAGAAGTACATATTTCCTATTTGATATCCTCTATTTGTAGCTTTTGCGAGTATCATAATAATAAGATTATAAACTAAAATGTAATTGTATGCGTTGTCGCAGAAATCAAGTTACATAGATATTATACTCTTTTATATTTCAAATTGCAAATATTTGACTACTTTTTTATTCTTTTAATATCTTCTAAAGCTTCTATGAGTTCATCTACTCCTTTATCAATAGCATTATTATAGTTCATAATACTGATAAGACTTGCTTTCCCTTCTAGTAACTGTCTCAAACTTGCATCGTGAGAAACTCCTAAAACACTAAGTATAGACTTTTTATCTTTACTCTTTACTTCTAGTATTTTTTTTAGTTTCTCTATCTTTCTTTTAAAAATAGAAAGGTGTTCTTCTTTTGCTGGTATTATCATTTCTTAATTCTTATCAAATAATCTTCTTGCATACGCATATACATTCTGAGCAAAGCTTTTTTTCTCTTCTCTGATTGCTTCTACTACTTCTACTTGTCTTTTTCTTCTTGCTCTTAATACTCACTCACTAGGAGGAAACATACCTTTTGTATTTTGCCAGTATGCTCTTTCTCTGATATGGCTAGCTATAAAAAAATAGTGTTCTTCTATAAAGTCACTCAGTCTATGGATATTTATATCAAATCTGTCTGAAACTCTTAATCAACACGTTCAGGCATATATCCTTAACAGTTCCTTATCATCATCTCTTGTTTCAGGATAATCTCGAAGTATATCGTGGACTATTTGTCTTGTATTCATAAGTTATAATTAGAATTTAAAAAGGCAGGTCTTCAATACTAATCTCATCATCGTTCTTCTTCTCCTTTTTCTCACTTGGTTTATATTCATTCAATACACAAGAGTGAGTTTCTCCATATTGACTCGGTTCTTTTCTCTTACTTGCTGTTATGTTTACATATCCTTTCTCGTTTTGGTATTGTACGAGTTTCTCTAGGTTGAGAGAAATATTAAAAAATGTTCCAAATTGCCCTTGTACTTCTTTAATTGAAATACCATTTATGTATACTTTATCTGTCATAGTTTAGTTTGTTATATTATATTCTTGTTTGAGTACACTAATTCTTTGTTGAATCGCACTCAGTATCTTATTTATAGCTCTGTCTTGAAGTTTTAATTTCTCGATATAAGCACTTGCGAACATCTGTTCACTCCATTCTGTAACTGTACTTTCTTTTGCTAGTTCCTCAGCTTCTTTACTTGTTATTTTCTGATCTATTTTCTTTGCTATGTTCTCAAGAAAGCTCTTTGCGTATTGTGTTTTATAATTTCAATACTTCTGTGCATAATCGAGCATTGCTTCTTGTAGTTCTTCTGCAAAGTTATAGTATAGAGTAGATAGTTTATCTTGGCAATTTAGGAGATCTGTAATAGTAAGAGTAGCATAGTTCTTTTGATAAGCTTCTATTACTTTGTTTATATTGTTTATTATTGTCATACTCTCTCTTTTATTTCTAGAATCTTCTTTTTCCCATACTCAAATCATTTTTGTAAACTTTCAAACTTTTCTGTATCAGGAAGTATTCTATATACAAGTAGACTCTCTCTATAGTTCGGATTATAACTAACATAATCCCACCATTTTCGACCTGTTATAAGTAAGTTCATTTGTATTTGCCATATATATGCAGAGTCTATTTCTTTTTCTCCATTCAATATCATTTGAAAATGTTTTTTGTCAGAAAGACTTTTTATTTCTATTCCTCCTTCTTCTCAAACAAGACCATCAGGAGAACATCAGACAAACTTATTATACTCTACAAATCAAACTTCCTGTACTTCTACTCATCTTGTCAGCTCATATATACTTCTTGCAAGTGGTTCAAGTTCATTTCCTCTTTCTGTATGTGTATTTGAGAAGTGTTCTTTTTCTGCTGATGAATAGTATTCTGCCATAAGTTCTAAAATATAAGTATCTAGCCCCTTTCAGCAGTTTCAAATAGCTTGGGCATTACTTGCTGTCATTTTTCACTTTCTGACTTCAAACCATTCACCAGTACCTTGCCCTAGGTTGTATATTTTCATACTATTTCTTGTTTTTTATTAGATAAAGCAAAATCAAAATCTTTTCCACTTCATTTATATTTTTCATATACTTCAAGAAGCTCTCATAAATTTTCGGCTTTCTCTATTTCATCTTTCCAAGTTATTTCTACATTTACATTATTGACATCATAGTTTTCATTATCCATTTCCTCAATTCCAGTAAATACATCTCAAAAGTGAGTCTTACAAGATTTCTTCATTATTGTCTTCATACACATTTCAGCAAACCAAGCTTTCCAAATATAATCTGTTTTTGCTGTTTTTCTATGTTTCTCAAGTTCTTCTTTATTGAGTGTAGTAAGAAATTCTCCTCGTTTGTTTATTATTACTGCATAAGCTCAGATAATATCTTCATCTTTTCGGGTCTCAAAAGGGTTTTTGATTTTATGTCTATATGTTATTTTCCCACTTTCCTTTCCGAAATCAATATCATCTCCACTGTATACAAGAGAAACATCTATTGTACTTTCAGGATATACAAGAAGCATTTTATTTTTATATGCTACATAATCGTATGAAACCCCTGTACTTTGTAAAGTAATATGTATTCAGTCAAATACAAGCCCCTCATTTGCTACTTTTAAAAATATCTGTGCAAGCTGTTCATTAGAATAATTTTTAATAAAAGTGCTTTTTCAGTCTTTTTTAAGTTTATCTATATATCATATATAGTTGTCTACTTCTTGTTGGTTTTTATGCTGTTTTAATAAGTTTTTCATTTCTCAAATTATTAATTAAACTCTGGGTACTGATTCATATAAGCATTGTTTACAAGCCGAGAATCGTAATCTATATCTTCAAACATTATATCTTACTTAGTGCTAATTTAAATTTATCTGTTTCGTATTCCATTTCTGCCTTTTGTATCTCCATAGCTTTTCCGAGAAAGTATATTTGCCTTTCTACTGGAAGCTCTTTACACATTTCTAGTATGAGTTCTTGCCACATATATTATTAAGTTAAACGATATAAATTACTCACCAAATCAGAAATTTCTTCTAGCTTATCCTCTAGCTCAGATATTCTCATTTCTTTTTCTTCTATTTCTGTATTTTTATCTTCTAGTTGTTTCTCTAGTTGTTCAACTTTTTCTTGTAAGGCGATTTCTGGAAAGTCCATAATACTATAATTAAGAAATAAAGTATTTGTGCTATATTGTTCTTATCGTTGGTACGTTGGGAACTAAGCGTTGTAGTTACAAGTAGAAAAGGTTTGTTTATTTCTATGTAACTGAAACAAGTATACTCTTTTTATGTTTAATTGCAAATATTTAACTATATTTTATTTGATTATATTTTAAAATGTTTATAATATACATATCTCCTTAATATGAGGTTACCGACAGGAAGCTTTAAACGGGAGGTTAATAACAAGCTAGTGGTCGTGTAGTGACGATAGCACAAGGCTAGACTAGAGATAAACAGCCCGTAACTGCTCTAGTGACTCTCTCCTGAAATGGAAGAAGTACAAACAGTATACCGATATACTCACACTACTGAGTGGATATACTGGGGATATGAAATCCTATTCTCGATGCCTATATGGAAGTTCGGTTGGGTAGAGTCTTCGGACTCTTTTTTATTTGCTTTTTCTTTATATATATATAGAATAGGAGCATAAGTTCTCGGAGTTCAAACAGAGGTCTTATAAAAAAGGTCTCGCCGTTCAAACAGAGGTCTTTTTTTTATTTTCTTTTTGCAATTGCATTTTTTTCAAATATACTTACAGTAACATAAAACTCTTATTCGCGGTAAGAGCTACGCTTTAACTCAAAGTAAGAGTTTTTGACCTAGATACCGCGAATATCTAGGTTTTTTTGTTATAACCTACGCAGGGAACTGCCAGCCTAAGAAGTGAATAGTAAGATATAAAACTTCATTAAAGGGTTCGAGATATGGTTTGACTCGGGGGCTTCTTCTCGATTGCTAACTGCTTTATACTTAGTATAATTGTGTAGAAAGAAATCGTAATAAGTAATCTATGTTTTGAATAATCAAACAAGAGATAGGGATTAAGTCCTGAGTAGTAACGATTAGTGCCTTACTTTGCCTAGAGTATTATTCTTACTTGTTCTTATAATGCTCAAGGCAGACTCAAGGCTTCAACATTACCTTAGTATAATATTTAATTACATAGTTATGAAATATGAATGGAATTTATCTGAAACTAATTTCACTAAAGATAAGTGAACGGTTTTTAGTTGTTTTGCTTGTGGTTGATGAAGTACAATGTGATATAAGCTTGCTTGATTTGATGTAATATGATGTAATGAGATAGACCCAAGAATGAATGCTTGCTATATTAAAAATCATAATCCTAAATTTAATTATTTAGAGGATATAAGAATATTTAAAGAAAGGCAAGATTTACCAAAAGAGTTATATAATTTAGATATATTAGATGGAAGTCCTCCTTGTAGTAGTTTTAGTATGGCTTGAAATAGAGAGAAAGATTGGGGAAAAGAAAAAAAGTTTAGAGAATGACAAGAATTACAAATTTTAGATACATTGTTTTTTGATTTTATTGACTTAGCAAAAAAGTTACAGCCGAAAATTGTAATAGCTGAAAACGTAAAAGGCTTAATGATTTGAAATGCACAAGATTATATGAATAAAATAATAATAGCTTTTAATGAAGCTTGATATAAAGTAGATTATAAACTTTTAAACTGAGCTAGTATGTGAGTGCCTCAAAGAAGAGAAAGAGTATTTTTTTATGCTATAAGAAATGATTTAGTAAATAAAGTTGGAACTATTGATTTATTTTGAGATTTACCAAAGCTAAATTTAGAATTTAATCAAAAAAAAATCACTTATAAGGAAATAGAAAGTCCTTATAGAGAAGAAAAATGATACCATATTCCAGAATGAGTTTTACCTTATTGGGAAAAGATACAACCTTGAAGAAGCTGTTCTGACGTTCACCCAAAATGACATTTTTTTCAAGAATTAAAATTAAGTCCAGATGAAGTTTTACCTACATTAAGAGCAGTAAGTAATAGTTATTACCATTATAAAGATAAAAGAAGATTATTTGATGAGGAAATATTAAAATGATGAAGTTTCCCTTTAGATTATGATTTAAATTGAAGTAAAGCAATATATATAGTAGGAATGAGTGTGCCTCCACTTATGACATATTGAATAGCAAATGAAGTTTATAAACAGTGGATTTGTAACTTATAAAAAACTAGTATCAGATTTTTGCAATTAAAACTCATTTCGGATATAATTAGTAGGTAATTTAATATTTAATAAAAGAGATATGGAAAAACACGACCGCCCACTAGAAATTGAAAAATGGTGTAAAGAAAATTGATATGGTATTATGGATGGGTGAATAGAGGAAGCATACAAGGAGTATTGTGATGAGTTTATTTCTTAAAAAAGTATGTATAATGATAAAAATTTTATTCCTTATTTCTTTTCCTATATGGCAAATAAATACTTGGATGGGAGTATCTAACGACGATTATTTAAAGGCTATATTTTGGCTTTTGCTTACAGTTTTTAATACTTTATTCTTTTTATGGTATGAAAAAAACTAAATTAGACATATTCGCTGAACGAGAAATTATAAAATCAGAGAAAATGCTGAAAGTCTTAAAACAATTACAAAGTTGTCCAGAAAATGAGCTATATAGCAGAGTATGTTTTATAAGCAAAAATTATTATAATAGATATAAAGATATGCTAGAATATAAGGAACTCAAAGAAATATGAAATACGAAACTAAAATAATAAAATGAAACTCCTAAAATATAAAATCCCTGATTCTATAGAAAAATATTGTAGTATAAGAATAAAAGCAGATAAAGAGGGATATATATGGACAAATGATATATTGGGATATATGATATTTGAAGAGAAGAAGAAACGAGCTAAGACAGAGAAGCCAAATATTGATGATACAATCCTATATGAAGAAAACAGAAACCTTTGGAAGAGTTGGCAAACGGATCTAAAAGAAAAATATAGAGAATTTCGATATGCTAGATTCCAAAAATGGAAAGACTATGTTTCCCCTTATTGAGAAAAGAAAATAATAAACATTATAAACAAATACCCTAAACGAGTTAGTCTAGCTCTTATAGAAAACTCATTTGACAACAAATCTGTTTTTGAAAACCTGGTTATAATAGATAGAGAAATGAAAGCTATCCAGGAAGAAAACGCAAGAATAACTGAAAGACTTGAGAAACAAGAAGCAGAGAAACACAAAGAAGAAGTAATGACAGCGAAACAGCAGAGAGATGAGAAGATAAGAGCAAGCTGAGAATCCTATGAATACTGGGAAAAGAAAGCAAGAGAATTAATACGTATAGAGAAGCCAACAATGAAAGAAGAGTTTATGTGACCATTAATACCTACGTATATAAATAAGCTCCTAGATAACATATAATAAAATAATTATGAATCCAACAGAACTCGAAATATATAATGAAATACTAGAAAGAGTATGTAAAACAAAAAGAATGAATAATAGTTGGTTAGAGCTAATATGATGAAGTAAGAAAAGTAGTGAATTTTCAAAACTTGAAAGAAGTGGATTATATAAAAAAGAATATAATGTTTTGGATTATTTAGACGCAAGAAGAAACTTGATAGAGATACCAAATTTTTGTAAACATACAGGAAAGAAAGTAAATAAAAATATAATAAAAGAAAATCTTTTAAGAATAAGCTCCTAGATACTAACTAATACAATATGTACACAGATATAGAAGAACTCAAAAAAATTGTACCAAACAACGACTACAATAAATGAGCTATTGCAATGCTAGAGATGATAGCAAGTAAAGAATGATGGGAGGAGAGCGAGTCTAAATATTTTAATGATTTTTTTGAACTATGATATGTTTAGAATGCGAAAAGATAATATATAAAACTGTTAAATATAAGAATAATGAGTATGTAAAATCATTTTCTTGTAATTTATGCAATAAAAGCTTCTGTGCAAGACATATATATTCTTATGTAGATGAAAGTAACTCTTCTATTACAAATAATTCTCAAAGCTATTGTAAAGATTGTTATAATACTAAATATTAGATAGATTTTTTCAAAAAAACATAGCGATTATTTGCAATTATAACGGAAAATAAGTATAATATAAACGATTTAAATATAAGAATTCAATATGAAAGATATACTAATAGATAAACTAGAAAATCAAATACAAGCAATGTTTGATACAGTTATTGCAATATGAGAAGAAGAACAAAAAGAGCCTATGAGAGAATTATCAGACTGGCATAAAACAGCTTTAAGTATGACTTTTACTGGACAAGTATTAATGAAATCTTGTTGGAATAATATATTTAAAGATAAATGATTAGATATTGACCAAAGAATTGATTATATAAGTAAAGTTTGAGAGCTTACAAAAGAACATTATAAGAATCTCTATGGATATGATAGTATATTAGTAGCTAATAATTGATTAAAATAATATGACAGACCAAGAACTAGAAGAAAAAACAAAAATAGTACAAGAGCTTATTTTAGAAATCTCTATAGAGATGGAAGAAAGAATGAGAAGATTTGTTCTTGATAGACAGAAACTCAGAAGACAGAAAATAAAACTCTCTACAATAGAATGACAACAATTGAAACTTTCTAAAGGTCTATGAATTATACTTACTCCACAAGAGATTCGTACCATTAAAACAATAGAAGAGATATATTGATATAGTTTTGAGGATATTAAAAAATACAATAATCGCAAAGAAATAACACAAGTAAGGAGAATGCTTGTGAAAAGTCTGAAAGATACAAATTGACTTACACTTGAGAGAATTTGACTCATATTATGAGGAAGGAATCATACTAGCATATACTACTTGTATAATAGTTAAAAAATAGTAAATAACTTGTTAAAAAATGAAACAAAGACCACCAAAGAAACTATTTAAAGGAAAACAAGGAAACACAAGGAAGATTTATTCTTTTGGAAGATAGTATGAGAACTCATAAATACTGAGCTAAGAGAACAGAAATAGACTGAATAAAATTTGCATCACAACTTGAAAGCAGGTTTTATAAATATTTCCGAGATAATAATATAGAAATACTCGAACTACAACCTGTATTCGTTCTCCAAGAGAAGTTTATCTATGATAAAAAGACAATACGAGAGATAAAGTATATTCCAGACTTTAAGATACAATACAATGGTGATATATACTATGTGGACTCTAAATGAATGAGTGAACCAGTCTTCAAGCTAAAGCATAAACTATGGCTTAGAAAATATGGAGGAGAGAATATCCTTATAATAGCAAAGAGTATAAAGGATTTAGAAAGTAAAATAAAATAATGCAAAAACATACTAAAGTATATTTCCAACATTTCTGAATAACACCCTGAGAATTTATACCCTGTGAGATATGTTGAAAGGAAGCAGTAGACTTACATCATATAAATAAAAGAAGCTCATTTTGAAAGAATAGAAAACACTTACAAGATAGAATAGAGAATATAATCGCTCTTTGCAGAAAACATCACGAAGACGCAGAAGGGAAAATACTATCACAAGAGGAATTAAATTTAATTCATATAAAGAATCTATGAAAAACACTAAATTACAAATAATATACTCAGACTTTTTACGTAAATGTAAGAATACAGAACAAAAGGAATTATTGAGAGATTTTTACTACGCAATACAGGATGAAATTTTAGAAAATAATTAAAATCTATGAACTATATAACACCACAAGAACAAGAAAGAAT